ACAACAGGTGCTGTATTTTTTGAACTAATCTATAGCGGTTCAAATTATGGATGGGTGGGCGGTACTGTTGGTCAAATTTTGGGATATGGTGGCAGCGGTAGCTATACAAATATTGCAATTGCAGATAGCACTGGCTTTTACCCAGCTTCAAGCGGAACGGCATTAGGCACATCTAGTTTGCCTTGGGGTACTGTTACTGCAACTACTGGTTCTTTTAGCGGAAACGTGTCTGGTACATGGAACGGGAACACAGTTTCAGTTGCTAAAGGTGGAACAGGATTAAATACAACACCTACCAATGGTCAATTGTTGATCGGCAATGGTTCCAATTATTCCCTTAGTACATTAACTGCTGGCAGCGGCATTTCTATCACAAACAGTTCTGGAAGCATTACTGTTGCAAATGGTGGCGTAACTTCTATTTCTGCGTCATCCCCATTGGCTGCAAGTTCTAGCACTGGTAGTGTTAGTCTTTCAATTTCCAATGTGTCTTTGTTGAATTCAACAAATGCGTATTCTGGCTATAACAACTATGGCTCTGGTTCCACAGGATATGTTCCTCCTTCTGGAGCGTACATTGGCACGATCTATTCAAACGCCACTAACACAAATGGCAGCTCATTAATTACTACTGCTTACAACGGTGGTCAATATAACTGGAGCGCAGTTGTTCAAAGCACTTCTCAGTACATAGCTTATTTCAGCCAAGGTTCTTCTGGCGGCAGTTTGACTGGTATTGGTTCCATTACCTATAACGGCACTGGTACTACTTACGGCACTTCGTCAGATCGTCGACTCAAAGAAAATATTGCTGCATTGCCAGCAGGTACTGGTTTGGCAAAGATTGCAGAAATGCAACCCCGATCTTTTACCTGGAAGCAAAATGGCACAGAGGATATGGGCTTTATTGCCGATGAGTTGCAAGCTGTGGTTCCTGCGGCTGTTAGCGGAAGCCCAACAGATGTGCATGAAGATGGCTCGATTAAGCCCCAAGCCATTGATACATCATTCTTGGTGGTCTATTTGGTTCAAGCAATTCAAGAATTGGCCGCTGAAGTTGCAGCACTTAAAGGAAAAGCATGACTATTTTAAATTTCACCAATAACGCTGCCTCTACTTTGGCTGCGGGGGTTGGCCCTTCGGCTACGACAATTGTCTTGGCAACGGGCACTGGCGCATTATTCCCAGCCAACAACTTCAAAATGACTTTGTTGAATGCCTCAAATCAGGCAATCAATGAAATTGTTTTTGTGAATTCGGTCACGGGTGACACTTTAAATGTTGTTCGCGCTCAAGAAGGCACAACTGCACTGACTTGGAATGCGGGTGACTTGGCTCAACTTTTGGTGACCGCTGGCGGCTTAAGGGCATTTGTTCAATCTGATCAATTGCAAGCCTCAACTTATACCAGCGCCACTGCTGGTGGTTCAGCCAATTCTTTGACGGCCACTTTGACATCAGGTCTGACAACATTGCCCAACAATTTGTCATTCTTCATTCTTGCCGAAGCGGCCAATACAGGTGCGGCCACATTGACTTTGACGCTTGGCTCCAATGTGCAGCCAGCCTATTCAATCGTTAAATACGGCAATGTGGCATTGGCTGCTGGCGACATTCCTGCTGCTGGGTATCCAATTCAATTGGTTTTCTCTACAGCTTATAACGCATTTGTTATGACCAATCCGGCCACCGGATCAGTCGGCTCTTTGTCTGGCGGCGGTACAAACACAATCGTTTATCAATCCAGCACAGGTGTAACAAGCTATGTGTCCCCTGGACCCAATGCCGCAGGTGAGGTGTTGGAGTGGAATGGTTCCAACTTTACTTGGGCCAACATTTCTGGCGCTGTTGCCAGCTTCAATGGCCGCACTGGTATTGTTATCCCTCAATCGGGTGACTACACGGCAGCGCAAGTTGGAGCTGTTAGTTTAGATAGCACCACGGGTGCAAATCAGCAATTGTCCAATCCTGGCTATCAAGTGATGCCTGGCGGCGTCATCATTCAATGGGGCAGCGTAAGCGGAGCCACAGCCCCTGGGACAGTTACATTCCCCAAAGCATTCCCAAATGCTTGCTTTATGGTGATTGGCGGAAATACGCTGGAACGAAATTCTGTGACGTCATCAGTTTTCAACTGGACTCAAACCAGTTTTGGATTTGACCAAACTGGTTATTTGAGCTGGATTGCTATTGGTTATTGAGTTAGAGGGGATGTGTCGTTAGAATCGACCATCCCCTAATGAGGCGCACATGATCAATATTATTTACGCAAATAACGCCCAGTCTACTCTTGCAGAGCCTCTCATTTCATCGGCAACTGTTGCCTATTTAGCACCAGGCACTGGCTCGTTGTTTCCGCAAATTTATGGCAATCAATACTTTTGGTTGACATTCAGTGATGCATCAACAGGGATGCTGACAGAAATTGTCAAAGTTACAGCATTGTCTGGTGATGTTGCTACTATTGTTCGCGCTCAACAAGGCACAAGTGCTTTAAATTGGAATGTTGGCGACTATGCAGCCAATCTCTATACAGCCGCTGATGCAACCAACTTTGTTCAAACCACTGAATTGCAGGCCAATGTTTATGGTTATGCGGCTGATACAGGTACAGCTAACAACTATATTTTGAACTACAACCCGCCCATCACACAGACAAATGATGGGATGTCTTTGACGTTCAAACCAGCCAACTCCAATACTGGTGCTAGTTATGTAACTATCAATGGCTTGCCTCCTGCTCAAATTATTTCTGAGCAAGGATTTTCGCTGCCATCCGGACAATTGTATGCTGGTGGTATGTATTTCATTACCCGTAGCGGCTCTTATTGGGTGTTAAGCGGTGCTGGTGGTGGTATTGGTCCTCAAGGTCCTCAAGGCCCAACGGGTCCAGTTGGCGCTCAAGGCAATACTGGTGCGACTGGCCCTACTGGACTGCAAGGCCCAACGGGTAGCCAAGGTGCTACTGGGTTGACAGGCCCAACTGGCGCACAAGGTAATGTTGGGCCTACTGGCCCTCAAGGTATTCAGGGCGTTCAAGGTATTCAGGGCGTTCAAGGTAATACTGGCCCAACAGGCGCTCAAGGCAATACAGGTCCAACAGGCCCAACGGGATCAACCGGAGCCACTGGTGCTACAGGCCCAACAGGGCCTACTGGCGCACAAGGTATTCAAGGCGTAACTGGACCAACAGGTTCTACTGGTGCAGTTGGCCCCACTGGCCCAACAGGCGCTCAAGGCGTTCAGGGCAATACTGGGCCAACAGGCCCAACTGGCGCACAGGGAATTCAAGGTAATGTTGGCCCAACAGGCTCAACAGGTTCGCAGGGCAGCACTGGTAATACTGGGCCAACAGGTCCCACTGGTTCGCAGGGCAGCACTGGTAATACTGGACCTACTGGCCCAACAGGCGCTCAAGGTACTATTGGTAATACTGGCCCAACCGGCCCGACAGGTACTTCTGGTAACTTGTATGCCACTACCAGTACAACGTCTTTGGCGATTCAGACGGGGAATATTACTTTAACTGTTGGCACAAATCTGTCCTATACAGTTGCCCAGCCTGTCATTGTTGCCAATAGCTCTAGCAACTACATGGTGGGTGTCATTATTAGCTATTCGGCTAGTACTGGCGTCATGGTGGTTAATGTCGGCAGCAGTGTTGGTGGCGGCACATTCAATGCTTGGAATGTTAACTTAAACGGTGCATCTGGCCCTCAAGGCCCAACTGGTGCAACTGGCCCTACAGGTGCGGCATCTAATGTTGCTGGACCTACTGGCCCAACAGGTGCGACAGGTGCAGCCTCCACAGTCGCTGGTCCGACAGGCCCAACTGGAACAACAGGCGCTGTTGGCCCAACAGGCCCAACGGGCGCACAGGGTAATACTGGCCCGACAGGCCCAACGGGGACTACTGGCGTTCAAGGCCCAACTGGCCCGACAGGTGCAGCCTCTACAGTTTCTGGCCCAACAGGCCCGACTGGGGCGACAGGTGCTGCCTCTACTGTGCCTGGCCCGACTGGCTCGACTGGTCCTACAGGCCCAACGGGAACGACTGGTGCTGGTGGCCCAACTGGCCCGACAGGTGCTGGCGGCTTTACTGGCCCAACTGGCCCAACGGGTGCGACTGGCGATACAGGCCCTACAGGCCCACAAGGTATTCAGGGCATTCAGGGTATTCAAGGCGTAGCAGGTCCCACAGGCCCGACAGGCGCTCAAGGCAATGCAGGTTCTAATGGCCCAACAGGTCCAACAGGAACTGCGGGTTCTGCTGGGCCAACGGGTTCAAATGGGCCAACAGGCCCGACAGGGTCAAATGGCGTTACAGGCCCAACTGGCCCTCAGGGTACTCAAGGTATTCAAGGTAATGCTGGCCCGACAGGCCCAACTGGGCCTACGGGTTCTATTGGTATTACTGGCCCAACAGGTCCTACAGGTACTGCTGGTGCTAATGGGCCAACTGGACCAACAGGAACAACTGGAGCAATCGGGCCAACCGGACCTACTGGTTCCACAGGAAGCACAGGCCCTACTGGGCCGACAGGCGCAGCATCGACAGTCGCTGGTCCTACCGGTCCAACCGGCAGTCAAGGTCCTACTGTTTATCCTGCTGCTGGTATTGCTAATTCAACTGGTACAGCTTGGGGTACAAGTTACTCTATAAATGTAGCTAATGGCATTCCAGTATTTGATGCCAATAAAAACCTAACAACAAATTGTTTGTTTGAAGGTTATACAAGCCAAGCTGCAAGCGGCACAACAATAACGCTTACTGCTGGCTCTGTACAAAACTGGGCTATTACTGGTTCTGGCGGTCAAACAATTCAGTTGCCTAATGCAACTACATTGCCAAATGGCGCTACGTTTACTTTTAATAACAATCAATCTAGCGGCACAATTGTTATTCAAAACAATTCCGCAACAACGATTGCAACTGTTCAAGCAGGTTCTTACATAACAGTTGTTTTGTTGAGCAACTCTATTGCAGCAGGTTCGTGGGATTTTCACAATTCCGCTCCTTCTAATGCTAGCTGGTCAACCAACACGCTGAATTGGGCTGGTTCTTATACGAACGGCACATGGAACGGCAACGCTGTTGGTATTGCTTATGGCGGCACAGGCCAGACAACGGCTTCTGCTGCTTTTAATGCTTTGTCGCCTATTACAACATCCGGTGATTTAATTATTGGTAACGGCAGCAATAGCGCCACCCGTTTGGGCATTGGCACTAATGGCTATGTTCTTACCTCTAATGGAACTACTGCTACTTGGGCAGCATCTACTGGTGGTGTAACGTCTTTTAGTGCTGGTACAACAGGTTTTACACCTAGCACAAGCACAACAGGTGCGATCACATTATCAGGAACTCTTGGCATTGCTAATGGTGGTACAGGATTAACTTCTGTTGGTACAAATGGAACTGTTCTAACAAGCAATGGCACAACAGCATCATGGGCCGCTCCTAGTGGCGCTGTTGCTCCTATTGTTTATAACCTTACAACCGTTTCTTCTAATTTAACTATTTCTAGCGGCCAAAATGGTTTTTCTGTTGGGCCGGTAACAATCAACAGCGGTAATTCAGTAACGGTTACTTCTGGTCAAAGATGGGTGGTAATTTAAATGAGCACTATTGCAGCAGGAACAACCAGCACAACGGCATTAGTCCAGACTGCTGATACAACAGGTACGCTTGTTTTTCAAACAGGCTCTACACCTACAACAGCCATGACCATTAGCAGCGGTCAAGTGGTTAACTTTGCCAGTACGCCTACTGTTTCTGGTACGCCGCTTAGTAGTGCCATGACATTAATTAGTACACAAACTGCTTCTAGTTCTTCTAGTTTATCTTGGACAGGATTAACTGGGTACAACAATTATGTTTTAATTATAAATAGTTTAGTAAATGGTGGCACATATATAAATTTACAATTTGGTACTGGTGCTGGCCCAACTTATATCACAAGTGGTTATTATTTAACATCTATTGAGTATTATGGAGGAGTTGCTGGAAACACTCAAGCAAATCAAGCTCAAATTAATTTGACTTATGATAGTGCGGCAACAAACCTTTCTGCAACCTATTATTTGTATAATTTTACAAATTCAAAAACTGTAGGTTTAACTTCTTCTGGGATGTTTGATACAACTTACAACCAAAGAAATATAATAAAAAATGGTCAAGTTTCTAATTCATCAATTATAACTGCGGTTAAATTATTTCCAGATTCTGGATCTTTTACATCTGGAACGGCATCCCTCTACGGCATCAGCTCTTAAGGACAACAAATGACCACAATCATTAATGCCTCTAACGGCGCAACAAGCGGTCTGATTACATCGGCAGATGCCTCTGGTGTTCTCCAGCTTCAGACTAACAACGGCACACCAGCACTAACTCTAAACACCACTCAGGCTTTGGGCGTAGGGTCTACTCCTACTTACGGTACAAGCGGTCAGGTACTGACCTCCGCTGGCTCTGGTGCTGCGCCTACATGGACTACACCTAGTGCTGGTGCGATGACGTTAATTCAAACGATTAACGTAGGAACCCAAGCAACAATAGCATTTACTGGCTTAAGTGGCTATAAAAAATACTTAATGATTTTTAATAATATAAATACCAATAGTAATGGTCTGGCGTATTTATATTTGGGATATGGATCAACACCAACTTATCTTACATCAAATTATTATAATTACGTAATAGCAAATAGAACATATAATGGAACAGGAACTTTATATTCTGTCAACTCTTTAAATGCAACTAATATAGTTATTGAATCATATAATCCTACTGAATACACAGCATCGGGACTTAGCGGACAATGTTTATTTGTTGGAATGGATCAAAACTATACTGAATTTTTTCTGTCTGATCTTAACCCGACTAACATTGCGACTACTGGAGATGGTGAGCAAAATCAAGTTACTGGTTATGTATATGGGGGGTATCCTAAAACTGCTATTAAATTTGGTTTAGGAGGAAATAACTTTGTTAGCGGTACAGTTTCTTTATACGGCATCTCTTCTTAAGGATTAATCATGGCAGCACTTAACGACACCATCGTTGCATATCTTACAGTCAACAACATTGCTTTTTCCGCTGGCGACTACCAAACTGGTCAGCCTGAAGGTCAAGCAGATCAGGTCTTGCATTGGAATACAGAGAAGCTGGGTGCACAACCTACGCAAGAACAACTGGACGCCGCATACACAACGTATGAGGGCCAACAGATTCAAGCTAAAAACAAGGTTGAAGCCTCCGCTTTGTTGTCTGCTACTGATTGGACCGTCAATGCTGACGTGACAACTGGTACACACAAGCTGACTAACCAAGCAGACTTCATTGCATACCGCAACGCTGTTCGTGCGATTGCAGTCAATCCGCCCACAACACCAGCAACTTTTCCTGCTGTTCCTACAGAAACTTGGGGTAACTAATTATGACCACGGTAATTTCGGGTTCATCGCCATCAGTAACATTTAGCGACAGCAGCACGCAAACAACTGCGTTCTCGGCGGCTAACTCGAATACTTGGACAGCAACACAGACGTTTAACGGCTCTACAAGCACGTTTGGCACTACCCTGCTGGATAGCAACGAAACGGTCAATGTGGTGGCTGCTGCGCCTTCTGCTACGACTAACTTTTACGTTCAAAGCGGCTCGGTTCAATACTACACAACCAGCGCTGCTAACAACTGGACGCTAAATATCGCCTTCAGTTCTGGCACATCGTTGAACACGGCTTTGTCAACAGGTCAGTCGGTGACATTCACTTTGATTACTACCCAAGGCTCTACGGCTTACTACAACAACGCTGTGACGATTGACGGTACATCGGTGACGCCTAAGTGGATTGGTGGCGCTCCTAGTGCTGGTAATGCGTCTGGACTTGACGTCTATAGGTATGCGGTCGTTAAAACAGGAAGTGCCGCATATACCGTATTGGCAAGCCTGACACAATACAAATAAGGAATAGCGATGCCATTGCAACAGACCTCGGGTAATGACACGCAAGATGCGTATGGCGGTGGTGCGGCTGCTGTTCCTAATTACATAGAGAATGTGTTTAGTACCTATTTGTATACGGGTACAGCTTCAGCTTTGACAATAACAAACAATATTGACCTTTCCACAAAAGGCGGTTTAGTTTGGATTAAAAGTAGGTCATCTGCTTATGGTAATAACTTGTTTGACACAGCAAGAGGTGTTAATAATTATTTGATAACAAATAATACTGGTCAACAAAATACTTATGGAGCTTTTTCTGATTTATTAACTTCATTTAATACTAATGGATTTAATTTAGGTAGCGACAGTTCTGGTATAGGAGTTAATACTGGTTTAGCTAACTACGCCTCATGGACATTCCGCAAGCAGCCAAAGTTTTTTGATATTGTGACGTATACGGGCGATGGAAGTTCAGCCAGAAGTATTCCTCATAATCTTAAAAGCACCCCAGGATGTTTCATTGTTAAGCGTACAGATAGCACAGGCCAATGGGTTGTTTATCATCAAGGAATTACAAATGCAGCTCAACAACCAATAGTGTTAAATTCTAATAGTGCAACTTATACAGATTACAATATATTTGCTGGTTCCCCCCCAAATTCAGTTAATTTTAACGTTGGTTATCCAGCGGATGCTGGTGCTAGTTATAGTTTAAACACTAATGGCGCTACTTATGTAGCTTACTTATTTGCCTCTAATGCAGGAGGCTTTGGCCTGACGGGTACGGGCAATGTGATTACTTGTGGGTCGTTTACTTGTGATGGGCTTGGAAATTCATCTGTTAATTTAGGTTGGGAACCTCAATGGGTTTTGACAAAGCAAACAAATGGAACAGGTGATTGGAATTTGTTTGACACTATGAGAGGATTAGTAGCGGATCCTGTTGCAGGTGATAATATACTTTTCCCAAATTCTGCTCAAGCCGAAAGTATACAAAATCCAGCATTAAGAATAAATGCAACAGGAATTTACACTTTGGCAGCGGATGGATTTTTTAATGGAGGGGGTACTTATATCTACATAGCCATACGCAGAGGCCCAATGGCTGTGCCTACTGACCCGACTAAGGTGTTTGCGCCAAGTGTAATATCGGTCAGCGGTTCAGCAGATACAGTTACAACTAATTTTGTTGTTGATTTATCTGCTAGTTCTGACAATCTTAATAATGGTACAAATAAAGCTAATTTTATTGATAGATTAAGGGGTTCTTATCAAACAAATAATGTGTATTTAACAACTGCAAAAAATAATAGTGAAACTGGTAATTCTCATGGAATGACTTTTGATAATAACACTGGTTATTTAGATTATTTTAATTATAATAGTATTTCTAGTTCTAGCACTTTTAGTTATTGGAATTTCAGACGCGCCCCCAGCTTCTTTGATGAGGTTTGCTATACGGGAACAGGAAGTGCTACAACAATAAACCATAATTTAACTGTTGTTCCGGAATTAATTATTATTAAATCTAGAAGTGATACTTATGATTGGTATGTTTATAACAAAACAACAGGTGCAGGTAATACTTTATATTTAGATGCTAATAATGCTTCAACGCCTACATCAGCAGTTTGGAATAATACAACTCCGACAAATTCTGTTTTTTCTGTTGGAAGTAATGGTGTAAATGGTAGCGGAAGCACTTATGTAGCGTATTTATTTGCCACTTGCCCCGGCGTTTCCAAAGTAGGCTTATACACAGGCACAGGCGCAACACAAACAATTTCTTGCGGATTTGGCGCTGGAGGCGCTAGGTTTATTCTTGCAAAACGTACAGACTCTACTGGTGATTGGTATGTTTGGGATAGCGCAAATGGACTAACATCAGGTTCTAGCCCATATTTGCAATGGGATACAACAAATGCACAAACCACAGGCAACAACGGAACATACGCCTCAAGCGGTGGTTTTACGCTTACATCAGCGTCACCAGTAAATACATCTGGCGGTTCGTTCATCTTCTTGGCTATCGCATAAGGACACATCATGCAAATTCGACTACGCTCAAATGGACAAGTAATGTTTGAGGAAACCTTCCGACAATACATTGCCTCTAACAGCGGCCCTACATGGGGTCAAACCACTACTGAAATTCTTAATGAATTGCAAGCCGATGTGGTGTTTGATGGGCCTAGTCCTACGCTGACACACTACCAAGTCGCTAGTGCTGGCCCTGCTGTTCAAGAAAACGGTCAATGGTACACATCGTTTGTCGTGAACGACATGGACGCTGACGCTAAAGCCGCAACTGACGCAGCCCAAGCAACATCGGTACGCCAACAACGTGACGATAAGCTGTCTAAATGCGATTGGACACAAGTTGCTGATGCGCCAGTAGATAAAACAGCATGGGCAACATACCGCCAAGCCTTGCGTGACTTGCCTAAAGAAACTGGCTTTCCGTGGACTATGACTTGGCCGTCTGAACCTACCTAAAATTGTGTAATAATTTATTCCTCTTTAACTTTTTTAGGATTCATGATGTCTGATGCACCAACTTCGATTAATGTTCCCAAAACAACTTTTGACATGATCATGAACTACTTGGCAGAACGTCCTGTCAAAGAAGTTTATGGTTTGGTCACTGACTTAATTAAACTTGCCAATGAGCAAGTTCCTGTTGAAGCTCCTGCTGAACCCCAAGCATAAATATGCCGTTCAGCTCGGCATCGGGCAAAGACTACATTAAGTCTTTGCGTCTGGCGGGGAAAAGAATTGTAGACATTGGTGCTGGTAGTGGCACATACAAAAAACTTTTCCCCGAACTATCAAGTCACTGGACCGCCGTAGAAATCTGGCAACCCTATATTGAAAAGTATGGGCTTCATGATCTATACGATGAAGTCATTTGCGCCGATGCCAGGACAATTGACTATACAAATTTTGATATGGCTTTTGTTGGCGATGTGCTGGAACACATGACATCTGATGATGCCAAAGCACTGCTAACAAATCTCAAGTCATCATGCCGAACAGTCATTGTCAGCATTCCCTTGGGCTACTACCCCCAAGATGAATACGACAACAATCCCTATGAAAAGCACATAGTGGATAACTATTCACATGAACAATTTATTGAATTGTTTGGCAAGCCCACAGAGTACCAGATTGATCAAGAAATCGGGGTTTATGTGTACCGCAAACTAAAGATTGCCATCTCGGCCATCAGCAAAAACGAATCACAATTTGTTCAGCGTTTTTGCGAATCTGCAAAAGACGCTGACCTGATTCAAATTGCTGATACTGGTTCCACAGACGACACCGTTAATGTTGCTGAAGAATGCGGTGCAACCGTCCATCACATCTGCATTTCCCCTTGGCGCTTTGACCATGCGAGAAATGCCGCTATTGCACTCCTCCCCAAAGACATTGATGTTGTTATTGCTCTGGACCTAGATGAAGTCATGGAGCCAGGTTGGCGGGAAGAAATAGAACGTGTCTGGGTTGAAGGTACAACCCGTCTGCGCTATCAGTTTGACTGGGGTGCTGGCATCAGGTTCTATTACGAAAAAATCTTTGCCCGTCATGGCTATCATTGGCATCACCCTGTCCATGAGTATCCTGTACCGGACAAGCGCATACAAGAAGTCTACGCTCATACCGACAAGTTATTGGTCAGCCATTACCCTGACCCTACCAAGTCCAGAGGGCAATACTTGCCTCTCCTACGCATGGCCGTAGAGGAAGACCCACGTTGCCCAAGGAATGCTTTTTACTTTGCCCGTGAACTGACGTTCTACCAATTGTGGGAAGAGGCTGTTGACCGCCTGAAGTATTACCTCAATATGCCTGAGGCGACTTGGGTCAATGAACGTGGTTATGCCATGCGTTTACTCGGCCAAGCCTATGACCATTTAAATCAATATGATGAGGCGATGGCTTGGTATCGCAGAGCGGTTGCAGAGTCTCCCAATACCCGTGAGGTATGGGTTGATTTGGCAATGGCTTGTTATATGCGTAAAGACTGGGAGAGTTGCAGATATGCGGCCAAACAGGCTTTGAATATCAAAGACAAGGCTTTGGTCTATACCTGCGACCCAGCAGTATGGGGCGGTAAACCCCATGATCTTTTGGCAATAGCTGCTTGGAATTTGGGTGATGTAGAAACAGCTATTGAGCAAGGGCAATTGGCGGTTGATTTGGAGCCGTATGATTTAAGGTTAAAAACCAATCTGGATCATTACTTGGCAGCAAATCAAGATGAGGGTAAACTCGCTGTAGATTAACTTTCTATCTTAAGGATAGCTATGGCGACTTCTGGCAATAACCCACCCAATTACGTTACCAATCCTGCTGCGGCTATCCCTGTTTATGTTGCCAGCAATGCAGCGGTAACTTCAATTGTTACTGGTCAGCAAACGGCCACCACGACAGCAACCGCTTTGGCTAATCACGCTTTGAGTTCTAGCGTGACTCTGTCTGCACCTAGCACCAATGCTGCTGTTTTGTATGTAGGCACTGCTGGCGTGACATCTTCTACTGGCTTTGCACTGGGTGCAGGTCAATCGGTTAATCTGCCCATTTCTAACACCAACCTCATCTACATTGTTGCTCCCACTGGTTCCCCTGTGGTTACTTACTTGGGTGCATAAATGGATGCTGTGGAGAAGCAAGTGCTTGCGACTGATGCGCGGTTGAACACGCATGAGGCGATTTGTGCTGCTCGATACCAAGCCATTCAAGAGCGTTTTGATGATGGCTCCAAAAGAATGCAAAGGATTGAGTACATCCTTTATCTTTTGATTGCGGTGTCATTGTTTGGTCCCAAATATCTGGAACAATTATTTAAACACCTGATGGGAGTTTGAAATGATTGATCCGGTCAGCATTGGTTTAGCCCTAACGGGAATTCAAAAAGCGGTATCGCTTGTTAAGCAAGCGGCTAAAACTGCTCAAGACGTTCAGTCTTTAGGGCCAGCACTAGGCAGTCTTTTTTCGTCAGCATCCAATGCTGAAAAAGCGGTTGCTGAAGCCAAGTCATCGGGCAACGCATCCAATATGCAGATTGCCATGCAGATTGAGCTGG